AAGCCTGGATTCAACGACATCGCCACACATGGCCAAAAGCCGGGCGCGCAACCGGCAACCCTACGCCAAACCCGGGGGCCACCCTCCTAACTGCTTGATTCAACGGCAGTTAAACGCAAGGCGAGCTTCGCTCGCCCTACTGAGTGTGCCCCAAAAAGGTTCACGCGCGACCGCTGTTCATGTTTCGTGAACGCCGTTTTCGACGGCCCAGACCAAAATGACCCCGTTTACGACGCACAAACACGAATTTCGACCAAAACCCCCAACCGATGAGGCTTTTTGCTCCCCGAAAGGAGCGCCCGCGGAGCGAAGGCGCGAAAATTTCGTACCTTGGGTATTACGGTTGACCTGACTGAAAGAAAAAGTACCCCATTTTTTCTTAATTTGCCGCGCCGCAAAATAGTGGGGCCCCTTTGCTACGGTTTTGACCCAGGTTCATGTTAGATTGGTATTGGAGCAGTGGAAATAACAGCAAGGGTTGATTCCTCACGCCGCCACCTCCAACCACACTCGACCGGCACAGAGATTCAGAACCGATTCAAAACGGCGCTCTGATGCAACCTCGTCCGAAGGCACGGACCCAAGCTCCTGGGTTCCTGAATAGCCGAGTGGTTCATAATTTCGAAATTTGAAAGGCTCCATCATGAGCAATAACCTAGGCACATACGCGCCAGTTACCGTAGGAACCACAGCCGTTCAAATCATCCCGGCTGCCCTGATCACCGATTGGCAGAAGGTGCCCCGCATCATCCATCCGAAGGCCAGCATCTCCATTCAGGCGGACCCATCCAACACCGGCATTATCTACGTCGGCTCCTGGCTTCCCGCAGTCACCGCGACTCAGTACGCGCGCGCACTCAATCCCGGCGACTGGTTCACCGTGGCAGGCTCCGCATCCGACCCCGGCCGCATCGGCATCATCGGCTCCGCATCCGCTCAAGTCGCACACATTTCGTTCTCTTAAGAGGATTATTATGGGAATTTCGTCCGGTCGGCTCGTCATACGTAAACTGATGGCTTTCTTATTTCTGCTTCCTACTCTGCTAATGGCCCAATCGGGTATTGGGGGCGGATCAGTCCGTAACCTCACCTCGCCCAACTTCGCTGGCAACATCAGCCCTTATCTCATGCCGCATTGGGTCGCCTGCACCGCAAAGGTCAAGATCAACGCCGGTAATTGCCGAGTGTACGCCGTGGGCGACTCTACGACCTATGGTGATTATTCCACTAATACGTCGGATACAGGAGACATCACTGTCTTATCCTGGCCTACACTTCTCGCCAAGCAGCTGAACTCTACGCTGATGCCTGCCAATCGCGATTCTGTCATGGGTGCGGCGAATGGCCTAGCGCCGGAATTTGGTAATGATGCTCGCCTGGTAATCGGCTCTGGTTGGACTGCCTTAAACTCGCCTTCAACGGGTGGCCTTCTGTACTCCGCATCCGCGGCCACTGCGTCTTTGGCATTCACTCCTACCGGTCAGGTCAATCAATTCAAATTGTGGTACGTCACCAACAACGGTGGCATTGGAACCTATGCCGTTGATGCAGGCGGCACAACCACTTTCTCTTCGGGCGGTGCTGCCGGATTAACTTCTGTAACTATCGCAGCGGGTGCTGTCGGCTCACATACGCTCAATTTAAATTGGTCCTCTGGTGCAGCAATCTATGTTGTCGGCATCGAAGCCTCTAATACAACCGTAGGCTCTATTCAAGTTACCAACTGTGGTATTGGCGGCGCGGGAGCCGGAACCGTTGCTGGCATTAGTTACGCATCTGCGGTTGCGCCATGGTCTCCGCTTAACGCCGTTCCTACCCAAGCCCCTGACGTTGTTCTCATCGATCTGGGCATCAACAACTGGCAAGGAGCCAACAGCACCTCTGTGGCTGTGTTCACCACCAATCTGCAGGCCATGATCACAGCTTGGAAAGCGACTAGCGATGTGATATTGACTCCTGGCCCACCGAGCTCTATAAGCGTGGTAGCTCTTGCCACACAACAGCAATATATAACGGCCATGTACCAGCTCGCGATAACCAATCAGATTCCGATTATCGACCTCTTTGACAGGTGGGGCTCATACGAGAGAGCAAACATTGCGCCATTTTTGTTTTATGGCCATACTTTGCATCCTAATGGCCCCGGCTATTCTGATTTTGCTCAAGCCATCTCTACGCAACTGCTCTCTGTCATAGGCGGAAAATAATGCCGGGGCTAACGCGATTCCCTTTTCAGCGTTCCGCCGTTGCAATCTTCAATCCCTCGGCCAGCACCACCTTCTCAGCGATCAATCCTGACCAGACCGTCGCCTTCTCCACACCCGTGACACGCAACTTCCGACCCTATCGCAAGACCGCGGTCTTCTTCACGACCGGCCTCCCAGCAGGCCTCATAGTCTCCACCATCGCAATCACCGGCGCTGCTCTCACTGGCTGGACCGCAACCTACACAATTTACAACGGCACATCCAACACCATCACACCGGCGACTCAGCCAGTCGTCCTATACCAAGAGGACTAATGCGCAAACTTCTATTTCTACTCGCGCTCCTGCCCCTCATAGGTTCTTACGTTCAGGCGCAGACCACGACACCAGTTGCAGCCGGTCAATGTATGCAGACCAATGGCACAGGCGGATGGGCACTCACGGCCTGTTCAAGTGGTGGCACCTCCGCGGTCAATTACACCGTCGAATCTTATGGCGCAGTAGGCGATGCAACGGGCGCAGCAGGAGTCGGCACCGACAACACGACCGCCATTCAAGCCTGCATCAATGCACTCGAAGCCCTCACGATTCCGCAGGGCAACTGCAACCTAGCCAATAAGAAATATCGCATTACCGCGCCCATCATCATTAACAAGTCCAGCATCAACATCATTGGATCATCGCCGGGCGCATGGACGCGAACCACGTCCAACCAACTCCTTCAGACCTTACCAATCTCCGCTCTCGTGATCGACTCCGCAACTGCAACCGCTGTTGAACTCAATCCGGCCTCAGCTGGTGGCGGTCTATCCAACCCAGTCTCCTTCAATCAATTCCGATCCTTCTCCATCATCCGCACCCTCGCTGACACCGGCGTATCAACTGGCTCCTGCAAGGGCGGCACAGGCATTGGCGTCGGAGCAGCTGGCCTCTCAATCGAATATGCGGGTGGTTGGGTCGTCGACGACGTTTGGTCCTTCGACTCAGCTTGCGACTTCTACTTCAACAACGCAGGCGCATATGGAACCGGTCGCATGGAAAACTCTGGTGGCATGTGGGGCTCGAACGGCTTCAATCCCACGGTCCCGGTCTACGGCATCCTAGTCAACGGCACCTACTCAGCCGAATCATTTCGCCTCCGACACAGCTTTATCCAGACGCTCTACCCTGGCTACAGCGGCGTCCAATCTGTTGGCCTGCTAGTCACCGGCTCCCAGCTGAACGACTTCATGATCGACAACTTCGAAACCGCATTTGTCACCTACGGGGAGTATTTCCAGTATCTCGGCGGAGGCGGATCATACTCGTGCTCCGACATCCATCTCCTCGACACGATCAATGATTCCTTCTTTCAAGCGGGCATCGTCCTCTCAGGCATGACGCAGGCTTGCGGCTCATCCGTCGAAATCAATGGCGGCTGGTCTGGCACAAGCGCAGCGGGTTCAGCATCCAACTCAGCTGGCGTCAACGTCACCGGCAGTTCCGGCGTCACAATCTCCAATATGGAGTTTGGTCAGAATGGCTCTCAGGCATATGGTGTGCTTGCCAATTCTACTTCGTCGCACATTGCCATTGTCGGCAATCACTTCTTGAATCAAGTCACAGCAGCTATCGCGCTCAACACGGTTCGCAACGCCACCATAACCGGCAACATCATCGAAGCGCCCAGCGGCAACAACTCCGTTGGCATACAAGGGGTTTCGTTAGTCAGATCCACGATCAGCGCCAATTCCATATCCGGCTACATGAATTATGGCGTCACCCTGGATTCTGGCTGCTCCTACGTCACCACTTCAAACGTCTATGCAATCGACGCCGCGAACTTCACCCACACGACTCCGGTGACAGATTCCGGCACCAACGACGTTCAAACCAACTAAGGAAACTCATGAAACGCATCTTCGCCATCCTCGCAGTACTGCTCTCCTCGCTACCGGGGATGGCGCAGATCGGCCTCGTCAACTTCACGGCCACTGGCTCCTTCACCCTGAACTCCGGCGACGTACTCACGCTGCGCGCCCAAATAGTCGGCTGCGGCAATGGCGCGGTTCCCTACTACAACAACCTGCCCATCTCCAACACGCCGAACCAGACCTACGCCGCACCCTTCACGGCCAACGCCTCTCAAGTTGTGACCGGCGTGCTACCCGGCAACGATAAGATCATCTGCGGCACCCAATCCTACACGACCTACGCCTTCACATGGATGGACAATGGATTCCCAATCGCGCCCACCGTCACCTACCGACTCGTCGATAACTCCACCATCAACCTCAGTACCCAGGTTCCGGTCAATTTCGTGCCGCCCGTCATCGGCAACTCCGCTGGAGCCTACTGCCCAGCCGCAACTCCCATCTTCACAGGCTTCAACGCCCAATATGTACCTCAGTGCGCGGCCAACTCCCCGTCAACTACTGCGGCTCTTCCCATCACAGGTGGCACACTCCAAGGCAACCTAATCATCCCCTCGCCCTGGGGAATCTCATCCTACACCATCAACGGAGTAGTCCAAGCCGATCAGTTCGCCGGTTCCGACATGTGCGCCAAGATCAATGCCGCGCTCATCTACGCCATCGCAAACAGTCGCCCCTTAGTCAATGGGCAGAACTTCTCAGGCACGCAGACGTGCGCCACCAACATGTTCGCACTCGGCCTAGCGGGATCGACCACCGCGGCCGTCACGCTGCAACTCGGCGTCGTCCACATCCAATCGACCGTTCAGCAGCTTATCACCAATAGCGGCGTCGGACTTTGGGGTATGGGTGGCAACATGACCCAGATTGAGTACACCGGGGGCTCAACCGTCGCCGCCGTTCTCTATGTCAACGGCACAACCGGCAGCGGCTCCTACGGCTCCAACGGCATCAATTCCATCGACATCCGCGACCTCTACATCTATGGCGGCGCGGCCAACGCAACTGACGCCCTCCGTCTCGATTTCGTCAACCGCTCCGACTTCAGCCGAATCAAGATGTGGGGCGCGGTCAACGCCTGCCTCGATGTCCACGGCGCTGTCACGAACACCTACCAGTCGCTCCATTGCTCAGTGAACGATGCCTTCTACCAGGGCATCCAATCTGGTTCGCACACCGTTCCTGCCTTTGGCAAAATCTTCGGCGGCAACACAATCGGTGGCACCATCGACTCAACCGATTCCTCAGTAATCGACGCCATCGACGAGGGTCTTTCCAACACCGGATGGTATCTGACTTCCGCTACCAACCTGACCTTTATGGGCGGCACATCGGAAGACAACCTCACCGGCAACGGCATTTTCATCAATACCACCGGCAACGGCGTCAATCCTGGCACATCCAACAAGCTGAACACCTTCATCAACTCCGATCTCGAAGGTAACGGCGCGGGCACAGCGGGAGTAGACGTAACCGACAACGGCCAACAGAACACTTACATCAACCTGACCGCAGCCTCGACGTGCTCATCCTGCGCCTCAGTCTATCAGACGCCCATAAGCGGCGGCGGCTCCATCATCATCGGAGACGCAGTTCTCAAGACGGGCACATCCGGCCACTTCGTCGTCATTGGTAACAATCCCGACTTAGGGCGCAACGGCGGAACAACCACATTAGCCATCGCGTCCATCACAACCGCCAACGTCACCCAGGTCAATTCCGGCGACTTCGAAGGCACAGGAACATTCAAGGGACCGATCCTAACTTCAAATGGTTCCCTGCCTACCTGCGCAGCTGGCACCGGTGTCACCTCTTGCTCCGTCACTGCTGGCTCAACACAATCGCGTGGCTTCATTACCATCACCAACGCATCTGCCACTACCTCGGAGGTACTGGGCACGTTGAACTTCGCCTCCAGTCTAGCGGCCGCTCCCTTTTGCACCCTTCAGCAATCTGGTGGGGTCGCATACTACGGACTCTTCAGCAACTCAACCACGACTGCCCACTTCACCATCGTCAATACGCAAACCGTATCCGGCGTGACCTCCATCACGTTAGAATACGCTTGCCAACTCTAAGGACTTATGGCCAAACTCGACGCAGCACAACGCAAGGCCGCGCCTCACGCTGGCCCGGGCAACTCGTTTCCCATTCCTGATAAGTCGCACGCCGAAGACGCGCTCCGCGAACGCAAATTCGCGAAGAACCCGGCGGCAATCGTGGCCGCAGTCAAGAAGCGATTTCCCTCAGTCGGCAAATCCCTACTCGCAACGGGCCTCTCAAAATGAGTTACAAACAAGATGCGCGCTATCCTCTGCTAACCCACAAACAACAGGGTTTTCTGGACTCCTTCGCGATCAACCAAGATCTAACTCAGGCTGTGTTGGAAAACTATGACATCAAAGACCCCGCGCAAGCTCGATCCTACGGCCTCACCGTCATAGCCCACCCATCAGTTGCCGGGCTCATCCGCGACCATATACAACCCAAGCCCGTCGCTAAGTTACCCACATCCGAAGAACTTCGCGCCATGTACATCGACATCTACAACAACGCCGAAGAGTCTCGCATCAAACTGCAAGCTCTGACAGCCTACGAGCGCGTCTCAGGTTTCTCCAAGCCCAAGACGCCAGTTGCCGATCAGTACGACGCGATAAACGACATCCAGGGCTAACATGCACACACTCATCGCCTATCTCATCATACATAAGACAACAGTGATTGTGTCTTTAGGTGTACTCTATGTTCTCGCCGCTGGAACTCAGCCGCCTCTGGGTTCAAACCCACCCAGCGGATATTGGCGTACCTGGGCCTACAATCTCTTTCAATCAGGGGCGGCGAACTTTCGCGACCGATTTCACCCCACTGTCTACGTTGACCCCTCAACCACTCGCACAACCGCTCTTGAGTCAACCAGCACCAATCAACCCGACGCAACCGTTGTCAAAGGCAAATAAAATGTCTATCATATCCACATTCGAAAAAGACGGCAAGAAGCTTCTCTCCGTCCTCGAAATTGCAGGTCGCGATGCCGATAAGGGCCTCGCATTAGTCGCGAAGTATCTGCCCGAAGCGGCCACCCTGGCTGAACTGATCTTCCCCGCCGACTCTGCCGCTATCAAGGCTGGCACCTCGGTCGCGATCAACATCACCGCCGTCGTTCAGAACACGGTCATCGAAGTTGAAGCCAAGTCCAAGCTCATCCCCGCTGGACTCACCGGCCTCCAGAAGTCTGCGGACGTTCTCACCATCGTCTCCCAGGCTGTCCTGGCCAACCTCAAGTCGCTCGGCTACTCGGCTGACTCCAACACCGTCCAATCAATCATCAACGCCGTTGTGGCCATCCTGAACATCCCCTCGGTGGCTGCATAATGGGCGCGCCCATCTACGTCTCCCCTGACTCAGCAAAGTTCGCCGTGACGACCCAGGAGTCCACTCGACTACTGGCCGCGCTCGAATCGAACACTGAACTCAGCAACAAGCAACTCGGTGTACTCGTCGGCTCCTTCACGGCCGAGAACATCGACTTCAGCTACACCTATGATGGCTCACAGTTTCTCATCGTGACCATCACCGGCAAACATGGCCTGCATAAGTTCGCGCCGAACGACACCATCTTCGACAACGTGAACGATCTCATCGCCAAGTCTGTCGCGTAACACCAGACGCCGGGGCTAGACCCTAAGAAACTGCATCGTTCGACTTCGGTCGAGAGAAGTCACACCGCGCAAGCGACGACCAGTTGATCCCTAGTGATTTAGACAAGAGCAGCTTTATCCTGACGACGGGTCCGGGATATTGCTTCCTAAAACTTCACTGTATAGACGGCATCTTGTCTAAAAACAGAACCCGTCACACATCTAACTTTTTTATTGGCTCTTAGCTCAAACGGCAGAGTGCGCGGCTGTTAACCGCGTCGTTCTTGGTTCGAATCCAAGAGAGCCAGCCAAATACATGAACCTTTGAGGGGCAGCGTGCCACACACATTTGACACACCGGAGCGGTGGAAATACACACCGTCTGCCCCACTCGGTCCACCCACGCCATTTTGGCTTGAACCCACATACTTAGACGAACCTGAAGGTATTTATGCCGGTCGAGGCAAGTGTAGCGGAAAGACAAAAAGAGCTTAGGTACCGCGCGCGCACAGATCTCATGTGGCTCGCTCGCGAAATCCTGGGCTACGAAGACCTAGTGGATAGAGTCCACCAACCGGTCGCCAACCACTTCTACCAGATGAAGCCCGGCACACCAATTGCCGACTTATCAGATGAGAAAGGCATGTCGCTATATGATCCCCGCGGACACTTCAAGACCACCCTCGCCATTGCATCGGCAGTCCAGTGGCTCCTCAACTACCCTAACATTCGGCTCTTTTTTGGGGCTGGTAAGTTGGATCGCGCCTCGGATTCCCTTGTTGCAGTCAAATCCCACTTTCAGCACAACCCCAAGCTCCGACGGCTCTTCCCCGAGTTTTGTCCTCCTCCAAACAAAGATTGGGGAACGACAACTGAATTTACTCTGCCCAATCGAACTAAAGTCCTCGTAGACGCTTCGTGCGTGGCCTTCTCAATGGACTCCATCAAGGCAGGTCCACACTGCGATGTCATGTTCATTGACGATGCTGTCCATGCCGACAACATCCGCACCCCCGAACTTCTTCAGAACGTCATCGACCGATTCATCTTCATGCGCTCCATCGTGGAGCCCTACGGATACATTCATGTCATCGGGACACCTTACAGCGATTCGGACCTCTACGCATGGTTGGAAGATCCAGAGAACGGCGCATGGATTCGCAAATTCCGACGCCCCGCCTGGGTCATCACTAACCCCGCTTATGTTAAAGGAACGCCTCTATCAGCAAGCGATGTCACCTTGCTATTCCCAGAGCGTTTCACGTTCGACTTCCTCAACTCAATCCGCAAGCAAGACGAATTCATCTTCAATTGCCAATACCTGCTCGACCCCACACCCGTCGACACCGCAACCTTCACCGACGAACTGATCGAATCCCACCACATGCCCCATATGCACATCCCGAAAAACGGGAGCGTGTTTCAAACGTGGGATCTCGGCTTCAGTGAAAAGAAGCGCGCAGACTTCACCGCTGGCATCACCGGAATGTATGACACGAAGGGCAATCTATTCGTCTTGGATGTTGTTGCTGGCCGATATTCGCCACATGCTCTGGTACAGATCATTGCTGCCCAGGCGCTCAAGTGGCGGCCTAGGCAAGTGGGCATCGAAAATGCAGGCGGCTCTAAACTCCTAGCCCCGGCGCTCGACAACCTACAGCGCACCATCGGCAAGCGGTTCAACATCATCTGGATGCCAACCAATCCGTTCAAGAGCAAAGAGGAACGCATCCTCTCTCTTCAACCTTTGATGGCCCAGCACAAACTCTATTTCTCGACTGCCATCCCACCTAGCGTATGGATCGAACTGAAGAAACAATTCCTCAAGTTCCCGCGCTTCTCACACGATGACATACCGGACGCGATCTCCATGCTCCTCTTCTTCGCGACGATGGTAGACATCATACCTGACTCGCAAGAGGAAGACGACGAGATCACTTCGGTCTTCTTCAACGCAGACGACGACAACCTACTTGGCGCTGGAATTACCGGCTAGCCACACTGCCCCAAAAGGGTTCACAAGGATAGCTTAATGGCGCTTCTCGAAGACTTGGTTCCGCGCAATACCTTCCAAAACGGCGAAGCGTTCCAACTGATTACGGAACCCAGTGAACTACAGCTGGACCTCACCAAACCCGATAAGGATTTGACGGCGCTCAAAATAGTCTTGCAGGACCGCGCTCAGGCTGAGACGTGGCTCCAAACTCAAGGATGGCTCCTACAGTGGCAGATGGAGGAACGTCTCTATCTGTTTAAGGTGCCCGTCCGCATGTGGGATGGAACCAACATCCCGCGTTCGCATCTCGGAATGCCGCTCGTCTATGAGCATGTCGAATCGGTCCTGCCTCAACTTATGCAGGGCCTCTTCGCAGACGATCCACCGTTCATGTCGAAGCCCAAACCCAACACACCAATGGATGCGGCGCGCGCGAACGATCAACTCCTGACTTACGAAATGAAGCAGGCCGACGTTCGTGAGCAGTACCGGTTGGGATTGAAATCCGCCCTCTTGCACGGCGCAGGCATCTGGAAGATCGGATGGGAAACTTACGAGACTACGCGCCGCACCTACATCAATGAAGCCCCCTATCAATGGCATGGGCTCAGAGATGGCGGCGGCGTTCGCATCAAACCGAAGACGAAGAAGAAAGCGGTTGACGTAAAAATCAAAGTCAATCGGCCAACTTTGGAATGGGTCAACAACAAATATGTGCTCGTCGACCCAGGCTTGACCGGCCCCGACATTCGCAAGGGCAAGTTCGTCATCCACATCAATTACATGACGCCGCTCGACCTCGACAAACTTCGTGGCTACGAAGGCTACGATATACCTTCGCTCGAAGATTTGATCAAGCTCAAGTTCCCACCCGAAGAAGTCCCTCGTCAGAATCCGCTCGAACAGCCGAAGTTGGATCTCTTTCAGGAGTTTCAACCACAACCGCGCCATTGGAACTCCACGCATGATAAACGCAATCAGCCTCTCGAAGTCATGGAGTATTGGACGAACGATAGGGTGTACACTGTCCTTCAGTCGAAAACTATCATTCGCAATGAGCCAAATCCGTTGGGGTTTATTCCATTTCTCTCAGTCACCCAGGCGGATGTTCTGGGCTCATTCTGGGGCATCGGCTTTGGGATGCTTATCGGCAACGAACAAAGGATGCAGCAAGGAGTCATCAACACTTTTCTAGATGATCTCTCGCTGAACTTGAACGGCATGTTTCAACGTGTGCGCGGCTCGAACGTCCAAACTCAACAGCTGCGGATGCGACCGGGCGGTATCATTGATTCAGACACCCCCGAAGGTGTTACCGTTATGAAACGGAACCCGATCCCCATTGCTGAAACCCAAGCCGTTCTCTCTGCATCAGATAGTCGCGCTGCTCGTAGAACTGCTGCCAACGAAAGTGCGGTACAGGGTTCTATGCCGTCTGATAAGTCATCTATCACGCGCACAGCAACAGGTGTTAATAGTTTGGCTTCAGGCACCGGAACACGCCTACAGTCTATTATTGAACAATTCTCATACCAAGTGTTCGTCCCAATGCTTGACGCCTTTCACAAAATGAACGGCCTCTTCATGGAAGCAGACGACATAGATCGCATCCTGACTCAAGAACTCGGCATAGCATACCAGGGCGACACGCTCGACCTCATCAATGCGCAAGTCGATTTCGAAATGCTCGCCGGTTCACGCCTGCAAGCCAAGACTGCGATGAAACAGAACCTACCTCTCTTCTACCAGTTCCTCTTGACTCAACCCGTCATAGATTCGCTGGCCCAGGAAGGCAAGAAGGTGAACGTCTCCGAACTCGTCAAGATGAGCTTCGACGTATCCGGCTGGCCCAACATGTCCTCTGTCATCGTCAATAAGACGCCGCAGGACATCGCGGCCGACCAACAGAAAGCCCAAGCCGCACAACAGCAGCAACAAGCTCAGATGACTCACGAAGCTCAAATGGAGCAAGTCAAGACTGAGAACAAGGGCCAACTACTCGACCGTGCCTCAATCGATAAGGCCGGAGAACTCTTCTTCAAACACATCTTCGAACACGACGACCAGATCGCAACAGGAGATCAATAAGTGAACTTGGATCAGACCAAGCAAGCGGAAATAATGGCGGCCTTCGAGAAAGCCAACAAACTCTACCAACTCGTCAATGCGCCGGGTTGGTCAGACGTTCTAGACATTCTCGAAGCCGAAGTCGTCAAGTACGAATTTCGTCTACTCTCGCTTCCCGCGGGATCGACGCGACAACTACTCGACGATACACACAGCCATGCGCGCGTTGCACGCTCAATCTTCGAGCAACTGCAACTCCGCATCCAAGCTGCCATAGACGTTGGAATAGAGGCTCAAGAAGCCGCCCAACAACTGTCGCAGCAGGCAAACTATTCAGGACTCTAACACGCTGCGGATTGCGGCGAAGGAAAGAGAAACATGGCACAAGATGATGGAAAAGGTGAGGCTAAGGTAGCAGCTGGCCTATCATTGTTCGACGACGAATTTACCGCTCAGGTTCCCACCACCGATGACAACTCCGAAGTTGTCACCGACGATGTAGATGACAACTCAGAAGTTGTCACTCCCGCCGCCACTACAAGAACCTCTGGGGGCAAGGTCACCCGCACCATTGACCTCGGTGACGGTTCCGGCAAGCAGGTCTTCACCGCTGACACCGCGGAAGAGTTACTCGACAAGCTGACCACCGCTCAAGAGAACGCCACGCGCAAGATACGCGAACAAGAGTTTGAACTGAAAAGAGAGAAGCGCGCCAAGCCTGATCGCTCAGCAGCGCCGGTCCTCGCCAAGAAAGAATTGACGGCGGATGAACTCTTTCAGATCGCCAATGAGCTCAGCACCAATCCGGCCGCCGCGATTGACAAAATCTTCACCGCGAAGACCGGTAAGTCCGCTACCGAAATCGGCAACTTCATCAATGACTTCATGGCCGCGCAGCAAGTGGCCCAGGCTGAAACTGCTTTCTTGATGAATCATCAGACCGATTACATCCCCTCCGCTCAGAATGCCGCGCGGATAGAAAAATTTCTGGCTGACGAGAAGCTGACGAAATCAGCATCCAATCTCGAATATGCCTTCCAAGAGTTGACAGAGAGCGGATTGCTCGATGTCGCCGTGGCCGACCCTAATGCGGTCACAGTAAAGCCACACACCCGCACCAAACCGATGTCGACGGGCATTCGTTCCAATCAGTCCAGCGCCACTAAGCCGGACTCCGCAGTGGAAGCGAAGCAAGCCGCGTCAGAATCGGAAGTCGAAGAGATCTATAAGCTACCATTAGAAGAGGCTCGTCAAAAGATGAACCGGCTAATGGCAAAAGCTAAGGCAGCTTCAGGTTCGAAGTAAGCAATTAATTTAGAGGTGAAGCAAAATGGCTTCTTTGAGCCCAGCTTCAGTAGTATCCACCACTTCTTCACTGACTCATCTAGCGACAATTTGGTACGACAAAGTTGCCGTCGAAAATCTGAAGGCTAATCTGCCCTTCCAGGCTGCGACCGAGAGACGTGTCCTACCTGAGCGCAGTGGCAAGACGATCCAAATGTTTGGATATCAGGTTCTCGGCGCAAACACCACGCCTGGGTCTGAAGGTCAGCCCGGCACCGGAATCGCGCCCACGACCGCAACGAACAAAACCAGCGTCAATCAATACTTCGATTACATGTCTTTCTCTGATCTTCTGATCGAGACTGCCATCGACCCGATTGTTGAGAACTCCGCTGGCGAAATGGGTTATCGCGCCGCTCTCACGGTGAACTCCCTGACCTCTTCGGCCTTCGAAGCCGCAGTGGCAGGCAACGTGAACATCGCCCTGGCAGACAACGAATTTTTCACCGCGTCCATCGCGCGTCAGGCAGTAATGAGCCTCCGCGGTCAGAACGCGAAGCCGAAGTCTGACGGCATGTTCTACGGTAAACTAGCAGCATAATGCCGTAGTAAAATTTGACTAAATCGGTGAAACTCTGATACACTCAGACAATACCGAGGTAAGATTGTGACAAATAATAAAGCTCATTGGTCGTATCTGGCCGCAATTATTGATGGTGAAGGCACCATTGCGATTAACAAACACAATAAACCCGACCGGTCTGATACCGCTCAGACATACGCAGTCGAGTTGACCGTCGTCAATACTGATAAACGCCTGATGGATTTTCTCATTAAGAACTTTGGCGGGCAGTATTATACACGACCTTCGCGCGATCCGCGACACAAACCATCAATGGCTTGGCGTCCGACCGGAGCGAAGAATCGCAAACAACTTTTGCTTGGTGTCCTGCCCTACATGATACTCAAGGCAGAGCAAGCAAAGTTAGCCCTTCTATATCTAGAGCTGCATTATACGAAAGACAACGCAACACGCGAGATTCTTTATCTCCAGTCGCGCGAACTCAATCGTAAAGGTCCAATTACCGTAACGACTAATACGTCAAACTCTGACTCACAATCAGAGAAGAGAGAGTCTGGTCTCATAGGCGACTATGAGAGCGATACTCAGGTGACTGAGATATCCTAAACACAAACAATTATCCATCCCTTCGTTTCATACGACCTGCTCAACGACAACACCGCTGGCGGCGTGATCGATCTGCTCAAGCATGTACAGAGCGGCGTATCCGAACTGAAGGCCGGTGTTCAAGGCTATCGCGTAATCGAACTGTCCGGCGTCCGCTACATCGAAACCACGACTGTTCCGACCTACGCGAACTATCCCTCGACCGGTAAGACTGGCTATGCGACCTACGTGGTCGGCATGAACGCCATCTTCTCCGTATCCCTGGGCGCGACCGCTGTGCCGAACGAGAACAACTTCCGCCTCATCACCCGCAACTGGGAACCCAGTTCGTCTGATCCGGCCGGCGTTGTTGGGGCATCCATTGCGTACAACTTCAAGTACGCCGTCCTCGCCCGTCCGAACGCTGTACCGACCTTCCGGCGCGTACAGAGCGAAGCCAGCATCTCGTAATTCATCATGCTAACCACCACAACCAAGCAACTCAAAAGAATTTCGCTTAAAGAGGGCTTAGCGGGACTGAAGGAGGATACCAATCAGCAACTTGATCGGTATCGTCTTTCAGATCACGCTGAACTCAAGAACACCTCGAAGCGTACCGGCCAGATGCTCTACCACACTGACCTTATCCGGCGCATCGAGAAACTCACCCACAAACGGGTCTGGGCAGAAGATTCGATCAATGACTCCGCGGTCTGCGGCTTCTACACACAACACAACGGTGCAAAGAAGTTTATATGCGCGTTCGACAAAGGCCCACTGCCCGAGTTTTCGCACATTACTACAGACGAGCGAGATCTGCCAATCAAGGAGAAGCGCGGTTGGCGCACGGTTCTGACTCGGCTTATGCAAGCCCAGGTCATAACGTGGCCGCAGGTTAAGTATGGTTTCGGAGACGGGCTCGATCATGCCGCATCCGACCGCTGGACTTTCAATACGCGCGAAGCACGCGCTAAGTAAGGATCTCTCACTATGGCTATACCTCGCTCTACAGCGAACTCGGCCCCAGCACCTAGCGCAGTTGCTAATTTCACGTTCGCTAACGTGACGTTCACTGCCGTAACCACGCTGGCGACTGTGGAAACTGTTCTCAACCTCCCGCGTACCTTCAAACCGCAGAAAGCTATTCAAGTGGTTATTCAAGGGCTCGGAACGGGATTAACTATGGGTTCCTGCTATGTGGCGGGCAATGCCCCCAGCTGCTCGGGCTGTTCCCCGAATACCTATCAGTTGCATATCCCGATCACCAACACGACTGCCGGAACTCTGACTCCGACCGCGCAAAAAATCTTCGTCACACAGGACTAATCACTATGAGCAACACTAACACCGATCAGCGCATCGTTCAGGGTTCGGTAGCTCCCATCACGGC